AGATCCCCATGTCACAACTCTTCAAGATTCTGCCGAACCCTACACCGTGCCTCGCAAGCTCTCCGCTGGCGTGGCGACCTACCGGACCCGATGACCTCTGCGGCCCAGCCGCCACCGTCGCCCGCCGTCTCGTCGCCAAGGCACGCAAGCTCCACGATGATCCCGCCGTTCCTGTGAAAATCCTGCTCTATGGCCCGCCCGGTGTAGGCAAGACCAGCATCGCCGACATGGTGGCCGACGCACTGTCCGGCACCCGATTCGCCATTGAGGAATTCAACGGCAAGCTCGTCACCGTCGAAACCGTGAAGCAGTGGATGGGCACGCTGGGTGTCTGCTCGCTGTTCGGAGTCTATTCCGTGAAGATCATCAACGAAATGGACCGCTGCACGCGGGATGCACAGGACCTGCTCCTGAGCTATCTCGACCGCCTGCCACCGGGCCGCGCCGTGATCGGCACCAGCAACCTGCAACTCGACCTGCTCACCGAGCGGTTCCAGACGCGCTTCCAGTCGATCAAGCTCGCCGCTCCGTCCACCGAGGAAATCGCCTCGATGCTCCGCCGTCACTGGACGGTCGATGAACAGACGTCATTGCGGATAGCAGTGGGCAGCGGCGGATGCGTCCGGGCGGCGCTGGCCGATCTGGAATCCTGGCTGGATGCGGAGGGGCTGTCATGAAAGCGCGAATCCATCAGATCACCTTCGACCGCAGCGGTCGTCTCGCCCGCGCCGTCTTCCGATACCGATCGCCGGACATGCGGCGGGAAACACCGGTCACCGTGGAATGGCGCGACGTGGCCGGTAGCCGCGAATGGTTTGCCCTCGGATGGTGCCCGCCGGATGCGTGGAAGGAAATCCTCCCCCTGCTCGCGCAAGTCACCCATGCCGTTGACACCATCCAAAGCGACGATGACGGATGATTCTCCCAAAGCCCGCACACTCGCCAATGGCATCGAAGTCTGGTGCAGCTTCGACAAGCTCGTGCCGGTGGGCGAATTGAAGCCCAACCCGCGCAACCCGAACACCCACCCGCAGCGGCAGATTGAACTGCTCGCCAAAAACATCCGCTACTTCGGATGGCGGCAGACAATCACCGTTTCCAATCTCACCGGCCTGATCGTTTCCGGTCACGGCCGCTTGATGGCTGCCAAGCACCTCGGCGCGGAAGTCGTGCCGGTGGACTATCAGGATTTCGCCAGCGAGAACGATGAACTTGCCGTGCTGGTGGCAGACAATCGTTTGGCCGAACTTTCCACGGTCGATCTCAACGAACTCGAAAAAATCGCCAGCGAGTGGAAGGCCATCGACTTCGATACGATCCTCGCGGGCTTTGAGCCTGCCGACATCGAGGGCTTGCTCAATCCGGGTGGCAATGACGATGACGAGGATGACGACGACCGCCACGACAAAGAACTCGACAAGAGCGACGTCACGGTTGCGGTCGGGCTCTATCGGTTCCGCATCACTCAGGAAGAATTCATCGCGTGGTGCGACCGCGTGAAACAAGACGCCGGTTTCGACAAGGAAAGCGTGCTCAACGAAATCCGCAGCCGCCTCGGACTATGAACATCACCCTCGAATCCATTGACGCCGTTAGACCATCGACCTACAACCCAAGGTCGGCAGTTGCCGAGCGTCTTGACCTGATTGAACTGTCGCTTCGCAAGCTCGGTTTCATCGCGCCGATCTTCGCCGACTCGGACGGCGAGATTCTTTCCGGCCACCAGCGCCACCTCGTCGCATCGCGCATGGGTGCCACGCACGTTCCCGTATCAAGGACCAAGGCGCTCGACCTCGACCAGCGCAAGGCGCTCAACATCGTCTTCAACCGGGCGACCAATGATTTCGATTTCAACAGCACGCCTGGCAGGGTCACCAGTGAGTTGCAATCACTGGACATCGAGGCGCTCGCCGCCCGCATCCCCGACAAGGAGGTCGGCAGCGATGGTTTCCTGCGCTGCCTCAAGCCCGCGGAAGTGAGCGTGAAGGATCTCTGCAAGGTGAACTCGGGCCGCTGGATTCAGTATGCCCGCAACCTCGCCCGCACGTTGCATCGTCACGGCATCCTCATGCCCATCGTTTGCCGCGAGGATCTCACGGTCATCAATGGCATCGGCAGGCTGGAAATGCTGGCTGAAAAAGGCGCGGCCTTCGCGCCGGTCGTGTTCGTCACCGAGCAGGAAGCGGAATTCGCCCGGGCCATGATGAATCTGCTCTCGATGGATTTCGACATCCACACGCGCTATGCCGACATGCTCCGCTTCAATTCGTTCCGCCGAGCACGCCGCGTCCGGCGCGAGCTTGGCAACGGCTTCATCTTCGCAACTCATGGCGCGAAGCCCTGCAAGGACTTCGACATCGGCAAGGCATCCGACCGCGCCCGCTGGACCAAGGAACACGGATCGACAATCCTCGACTTCGGTGCCGGCCACTTGACGGAAACCTTCCTCCTGCGCCAGGCCGGTATCGACTGCACCCCGTTCGAACCCTATCGCCTCGGCCCCGGCGGCATCAACAAGACGGAGAGCGTAGAACTGGCACGCGCATTCCTCGCGGAAGTGGCGGCGGGCAAAGAGTGGACCAGCATCTTCATCGCGAGCGTGCTCAACTCCGTGCCGTTCCGTGAGGATCGAGAGCACATCGCCTGCCTGTGCGCCGCCCTCTGCAAGCCGTTCACCAAGGTCTATGCCTGCGCATCGTCCGCAGGCGAGTCCGGCTGGCGGCAGGTCAACGGCAAGGCGTTCATGAACGAATCCAACGCGGGCAACATCGCGTTCCGCCTCGACTACGAACCCGGCATCCGTATCGGCGACTTTCAGGACAAGCCCAAGGTCCAGAAGTATCACACCGTTTCGGAGTTCCGCGACCTCTTCGGCCCGTTCTTCCGCTCGGTGAAAGTCGATGACTTTTCCAACAACATCAACGCAGCCTGTGCGTCGGCACGTCCCGTCGATCCAGCCCGCCTGCGTGCGGCCATCGAGTTCGAATTCGATCTGCCCTATCCAGATGGCACCCGCATGGAACTCGTGCAATGCGCCATGGACTCTTTCTCTCAACGTCTTCAGATTACCCTATGATCATCCTGCTAGATCTCAATTACACGCTGGTGGCGAACTCGCCCAAGCACGGCACCACGCCCGAGCGCATGGAGAAACGACTGGCCAATGAGCAATACCGGCAATGGCTGGTGGAACTCGTCCGGCCTCACACCGTCGTTCTCATCACCGCCCGCCCGGAAACCTGGACGATCAAAACGCTCGACCGCATCGAGGAGCAAACCGGCTGGCGACCACAGGACGCGTGCTTCGCGCCGAAGGGTTGGTGGAATCCACCAGCCATCAAAGAGCATCTGCTGAAAAAGGACGTGTTCCCGATTCACGGCGATGACGCCGGCTACCTCGCCATTGAGAGCAACCCTCGGACTCGCGAGATGTATGCGAAGTTCTCCATTCCCTGCTTATGGGTGACGGCGGAAGGCACCTGCCTGACAGAAGGAACGCGGATCGTCAAACGCCTGCCGCGTTGACATCCGCCACGCGGGCATGAGTGAAGCCCAACGTGACGAGGTGATTCCACGAGGAGCCTGGCAGTTCGATCAGGAAGTGACCGCAGTGTTCGACGACATGCTCCAGCGGAGCATCCCGCAATACAACGCGATGCGGATGGTGACCTTCGAAGTTGGCCGGCGATTCGTGCAACCCGGCACCGCCATCATCGACATGGGATGCTCCCGCGGCCAGGCGCTCCTGCCGTTCGTTTCCAACTTCAGTGCGGCCAACGATTACATTGGCCTGGAAATCAGCGAGCCGATGATCGAGGCGGCGAGAGAGAACTTCGCCTACCACCAGCACGGCAACCGCGTCAGCATCCAGTCTGCCGACCTGCGCCACGAGTTCCCCGGTGTGACATCCAGCCTCGTGCTCTCGGTGCTCACCCTGCAATTCACGCCCATCGAATACCGCCAGCAGATCATCCGCCGCGTATTCGAGTCGCTGGCTCCTGGCGGTGCCTTCATCCTGGTGGAGAAGGTCCTTGGTGCCACAGCGAAGCTCGACGAGGCGTTCGTGAATCTCTTCCTCCAGATCAAGCGGGAGAACGGCTATTCCGACAGTCAGATCGACCGCAAGCGACTATCGCTCGAAGGCGTGCTGGTGCCCGTCACCGCCCGCTGGAACGAGGAGCTTCTCCATCAGGAAGGGTTCACGTCGGTCGATTGCTTCTGGCGGCACCTGAACTTCGCCGGATGGGTGGCAGTGAAGCCGTGAGGCTCAATTTTGGCATGAAATGTAGGGTTTCGGCTCTGGCTTGACCCCGCGCCGAGGCCTGCTATGTTCAAACCGTGAGCCGCAATACGGTCAATTTCCTCGAAATTCAAAAAGCCCATCAAAAGGAGCGGGCCGAGGATGCCCGTGCCTTGCGTTCCGGAAAGACTTCCGCTCGGAAACTGCAGGAGACAAACTCATTCATTCCGGTCGGAGCGACTATGAGGATCGTCGATCTTGCGGGATACGTCAAAAATCGCAGGGCCAAGTGAGCGACGCGATGAGACAGCCGACAGGACTCGGCGACTATTCCGATGTTCTCGGAGTGGAGGCAGGACTGCCAGTGCCCGTTGTCGTTGGTGGGCAGGCCGCAAACGCATGGGCCATCTATTATTCGAAACGCATCGGTCGCAAGCTGGCACGCTATCGTCCTTTCACCAGCAAAGATCTCGACATCGCAGGCAACCGCGAGCTTCTGGAACACATCAAGCGAATCACCAAGGGGGCCGTTTTCTATTCCGAGCCGAGAAGTCCGGTGATTGGTTATGTTGAGGCATCATTGGGCGATGGACTCCGGAAAATCGAAGTGCTGCGGGATGTAAAAGGCCTCACGCGTGATGAACTCGCCGACGCGATTCAGGTCACAGTTGGCAATCTCGTGGTGCATCTTTTGGCTCCCATCAAGGTATTGAAAGCCAAGATATGCAATGTCGTCACGTTGGATCAGACCGAGCGCAACGACGTGAACCATGTGCAAATCATGATCCTATGCGTTCGGGAGTTCATTCTTGATCTTCTTGCCAACGCTGCCGACGGACAGATTTCCCAGCGTGATGTCGTGGATCTATTGGAAGAACTTCGCGAAATAGTTCGGAGTCCTGACGCGGCCAAGGCGGAGAACATGTGGAGTCTTGACTTCAGCAAGGTGTGGCCAATGAAAGAACTGGCTGGCTGCGGAATGCAGAAGATTGAACGGTTCATTCAATACAGACTCAGGCCCGGGGATTGACAGTTTCTCTAAGGCGTGGAGCCAAAGGAACTGTCACCGGACATCGCGGGTAAAATCCTCGACGCCGATTTTCAAAACATCGTCAAGAAAGTCGCCGCAGGGAAGCCGCTCACCGTCGCTGAGCGCACGCGCATCGAATCCCGGGCGGCGGGCAGCGCGGATACGCTCGCTTACGCGCAGACTCTCGTGGAGCTCGCCGCCGTGCTGGGGGTGTCCCGCCGCACGCTTTCCACTTGGCAAAAGATGGACGGCTCGCCCAAGGCGCTCTCCAACGGACTCTGGCCGGTGGCTGACTGGCGCGAATTCGTCCGGATGCGAGGCCTGAACGCGGGTCGCGTGCCGGTCGGCAACGAGGAAGCACTCAAGGCTCGCAAGCTTCTAGCAGAAGTGGAGGAACGGGAGCTTCGCATCGCGGTGAAGAAGGGCGAATACGTCCCGCTCACCAAGGTCCGAGAGGAATGGATCGGCCTCGTCGCCCAGGCAACGTCCATCCTCCGCGCCAAGTTCGAAAACGAGCTTCCGCCCGTGCTTTCCGGTCTCGACGCCACCGGCATCCAGCGGGAATGCCGCAAGGCGATTGATGAAGTCCTGCTCTGCCTCCACGAGTCATGAAGGTCCTCAAGGAAATCTGGCGCGAAGCGTGGCAGCCACCCGACCGGAGGCCGGCATGGGCGTGGTGCGAGGATCACATTGAGGCCATTCCGTATTCACCCAACCCGGGACGCTTCCGCTCGGAGAACTCGCCGTGGATTCGCGAGGTCATGGAATCATTGGTCGATCCGCGCATTCGGCTGGTCTCGATCATTGCGTCGGTGCAGTCATCCAAGACCACCGCGCCTGAGCTGACGCTCTGCTACATCATTTCCAACCTGCCGGGACCCGCCCTGTGGCTCGACCAAACTGACGAGGACGCCCGCGATTATTCCGAGTCGCGCCTGCAGAAACTCTTCGACCAATGCGAGCCGGTCGCACGGCTCATGCCAACCGGCGTTCATCGCCACAAGCGCAAGAACAACGCGATCCAGTTCACCAACGGCATGACGCTCTGGATTCTCGGGGCGCACAACAAGACCAACCTGCAGCGCCGGTCGATCCGCTGGTTGATCGGTGACGAAACGTGGCGCTGGCCCCTAGGTCACATGGCGGAAGCTGAGGCTCGCGTCACCGCATTCGGCTGGCTCGGCAAGTGCATTTTCATGAGCCAAGGCGGTGAGGAAGACGACGACACCCATCGGAAGTTCGACACCACTGACCAGCGCGAGTGGACGTTTGCCTGTCCCGAATGCGGCCATCGTCAGCCGTTCAAGTGGGAATGCGTCGAGTGGAGCAAATCGGCCAGGGATGAATCCGGCGAGTGGGATTTCGACGAGGTTCGGCGCACCACAGCGATGCGCTGCGAATCGTGCAACCACTACTTTAACGACGGCGAGCGCACCCGTCGTGAACTCAATGCCACCGGTGCCTTCGTCGCCAAGAATCCAAAAGCCTCAAAGGAAAACGCCGGCTTTCACTGGAACGCCCTGTGCGCGATGAGCTGGGGGCAGCTTGCCGAACTCTACCTGCGGGCGAAGGCTGCGGCGCGGAAAGGTGACGTTTCGTTGCTGCAACAGTTCTATCAGAAGCGCCTCGGCCTGCCGTGGCGTGAATACGTCGAGGATTACAAACTCGAAATCGTCAAATCCGGCTACAAGCGCGGCGAGACGTGGGAAGAGGAAGGCGCGATTGATCCGAAGACCGGGCGTGTGATTTCCGCCCCACTGCCCGAGCGGACCGGACTGATCCCGCTGCGTTTCATCACGGTGGACTGCCAGATGGACCACCTCTTCGTCGTGGTCCGCTCGTGGTCGGCGGCGGGATCGAGCCGACTCATGTGGAACGAGCGCATCCTTACCTTCACCGACATCGACGTGTTGCAGGAACGCTTCGAGGTGCATCCGAGTCTCGTATTCCTCGACGCCGGCTATGCGACCTACGACGTCTATCGAGAGTGCGCCAAACGTGGGTGGGTGGCTCTCATCGGCGATCGTCGCCCGGTCTATCCGCACAAAGGGCGCGACGGCAAAACCGTCCAGCGGTTCTACTCACCCCGGCGCAAGGTCGTGCTGTCGCATCGCCAGCACTGCCACGTCCACTACTGGAGCAACCTCAACATCAAGGACACGCTCGCCCGCCTGCGTCGCAATCAGGATCCGGCTCAGGGGCCGACATGGGAAGTGCCCGATGACATCGACGACGACTTCCTCGCACAGATGGAAAGCGAGCAGCGCATCAAGGAAAAGGGCCAGTGGATGTGGAAGCAAATCGGTTCGCGGCCGAACCACTACTTCGACTGCGAGGCGGAACAGGCCGCCGCCGCCACAATGCTCAAGATCGTCGGACGCGAGTCGATCATGACCGCACCGGTTGACACTCCGGACGGGGAGTCATGAAAACCGTCAC